CTATTGTCTTCTTTCAATAAACCACGTTTGAGCATTTCAGCTTTGTCAAATTCTGCCTTATTTGCACTTGTTACTGTTGGCATTATTGCTATTCCGTTTTAGTTTCTTCAGGTTTTGGTGCTTGAGCTTGAAGTTGAGATTGAGCTTGTGCTTGGGCTACCATTTTGTTAAGCAACTCAGTCATGTCTCTGATCTTATGCTCTAAAGATTGAATGACCAAGTTAAGTTCTTGAGTTGAGTGTGTGAAGTTAAACATTTACTTTCCTTTTTTCATTGATTTCTTTTCAGCTTCACGCTTTACTGCGTAGCTAATGGCAACTGCTTGCTTAACTGGCTTACCAGCTTTTACTTCAGTTTCGATGTTTTTCTTTTGAGTCTTCTCAGACTTACCTTTGATTAGTGGCATGTTTTACTCCTCAACAATTGCACAAATGTCTGCTTCTTGAATGATTTGATAGTCTTGACCATCAATTTTTTGTGTTGGCCAGTTCAAATAGTCTCCATTACCGTATTTAATGAAGTCTCCTACTTGAGCTTGATCGACTTTAGGGCCAACAGCAACAATAGTTCCTTCGTTAAAAGGTTCTTTGTTGGCAACGTAAATAATGTCTGAGAGTTTTCTTACTTTAGGCTTGACAACAACTCTGTCAAATAGTGGCTTTATCATTTCTTAGGCCTCCCTCTACGTTTTGGGGGGTCTTCAAGAACTGGTAATTCTAAGAGCTGCCTTTCCATGTGCGAAAAAACACCTGACTCATCAGAATCAGGTAAAGGCTTGGCAACTGCTTTCTCTGCAAATTCTCCACACAGCTCATTTTCATGTCTCATTTGGTAAGTAGGGTATCTTCTACAAACTCCCAAATCCTTGCCATGAAAATGCCTGCATGACATACAATTCTGTCCAGTCATTAAAGTACCCTCTTACTTTTATGATTAGAAGCCCATCTAGGTATGCTCACTTAGATGGGTTTCGCTTTACATGCTATCTTGTTCGTGATCATATCGTTTATGTTCATAAACAACGTGCTCACGACTTCCTGTATTGAGTTCTCCGAGTTTTCCATCGTGATGGCCCATGTGACCAGCGTCACGCTCGCCAATACCATCAGCCTTACCCATGCCAACACCACCCATGATGGGTCTTTTTCTTTCACCAGATGTGTCTGAAGACAAAGCACCCTTTGGCACTCTCTCGCCAGTCATACCTGTTTTAAACACTTCTTTGTCTTCTTTAGGCACTTTTACTTTTTTGTCACCTGTCATATCAGAAGACATTACACCTTTAGGCATCTTTTCCATTTTTGGATAACCCATGATAAATCCTTTGTTTCTTTGCAAAAAACACTACTTTTTGTAGCCATTCCACTATATCACAATTTAGATTTGTCAACTACTTTTTTAAGCAGCCCTCATCACATACTGAGGCTTACCAGCTCTACCATCCCTTTTTTCGTCAGTTGTATAGATTAACTTCTTGCGTTTTAAGGCAGCATAACGAGCTGTAACTGACCCATAAGGCAGGTTATGAAGTTGGGCAAGCACTTGGTCTGATATACATCCTTCTGGATGGCTTCTAATGACCTCATAAACGATTCTTTCAAGGGTTTGGGTATCTACCTTCTCTGCTGCCTCTTTGGACGTTTCTGGGGCTTCTTTTCTTGCCAAGAACTTGGGCAAAGTGCCAAAACTAGGTAAGTTCATCATGTTAAATAAATCGCTCATGTGTTTTTCTCCTTTAGTTTAGTTTCTGCCATTCGATACAAATCAAGCCAGCTTTTTCCAGTCATCGTTGTAAAACGTCCAAAAAGCTCAAAGACTTCAGCATCTGTCAGACCTACCCATGTGCGTTGTGGTGTGGTGTAGAGCTTTGTACCTTGTGGCAGTGGTCCATTTGTCCATTCAATGGTATAGCGACTTATGTGAACTTCTGCTACCAATGCCACAGGCTCATCTTTTGTTTCTAGTTGTTCTTTATAAGTAGATTTAGATGCCATGCTTTGCGCATCAATAGCAAGACGTAGTGCAGTAATGGCTTTGTCGTAACTATTACATTGCGCTTCATCTTTCAATGGCAAATAAGGTATAAAACCTTCCAACGCATCAAGCGCCAGTTTCAATACTTCGTCAGTCATCCTTGTCCTCCATTTCTTTTAACATATGGTTCAACGCCATCATTTGTTTACTTTTTTCCATGCGTTGGGCATGAAGAAAGTTCATTGCATCGCTCAAGGCTTGCGTAGCCCCATACAACTCAATGATCTCTTCTTTAATTTCTTCTTTGGTTTTCATTCTTGTCCCCTTCCTTCTATTTCATGGACTAAACACCACATACCGACTTCAGCGCATATCCTTGCACATGCCCTACGTTCTTTTTCTGCTACCAGTTTGGCAAAGGCTTCAAGACCACAATATGTTATTTCCATAACATCGTATTTATCTGGGTTTCGAGAAAATCTTCCACCAGCCTGTTTAGCCATTTTTATGATTTCATCGTTAGTCATGCTATTTCCTCAAAAAGGAATTGAATCGTCATCAAAAACTGGCCTTGATGTTTGTCTAGTTTGCATCTGTGGCCTTGGCAAAAACTCATCTTTAGGCTTTGGGTCGTTTAAATAAGCCCAACCATTCCAACCATTTTCTACCAAAGGTATGGTGTCCAATTTGAGCATTTCACCATTCTGAGTTTCAATAACTGACCCAATTCTTGTGTATCTGTTCTTTTTCATGCCATCTGCATTGGTGTATGAACCTGAGATAACGCTGATTTCTTTAATAACTTTAGACATTTAAATTCCTTAATGTGATTACTTTTTGATTAACTTCTTCTAAAAACTCTGTAATTTCTAGCTCTAACATTTTGACGTACTGGGCTTCAAACTCAATACGCTTAACAAATAACTGGAGGTTTTCAGGCATTCTTGGATCAAAACTCACAAAATCACACCATTTGCGACCAGTACAAGCCATTTGCCATTGCATTTGGGGTAAGTATTTGGCAGGTACTTTTTGGCTTACCAAGGTGTCAATGTGTGTTGATGAGTTAGGGCACTTAATTTCTACCAAGCCATCTTCACCTACAAAACCATCAGGACTAGCACCACTCATGTCAATGGTTGGATGGTCAATAAAACCAACTTCCTTAACAAATGTGCTCATCTTCAGCTCATAAGCGTTTCTAGCGTTTGGCTCTTGGTCTGTACCCCATTGCATAGCAGGGCTTGAAAAAGCCTCTCCTACGCTGTTTGTGAGCCTTTCAAGCACCAATTGGGTTGCATAGTTCTCCCTACTAGCACTTGGGCCTGATTTGGTCTTGGCTATGACGTCAGCAACCCTACTGGCAGTTACCTTACCAAGACGCTGTAAATGCCATGCTTCTGTTCTTTGCTCAATCATTTTTCTCTCGCTTTCATCATTTCATCTGCCAATGTATATGCATCTAATGCAATAACAGTTGCTGGAACATCTTCATAATCAGGACGGCTATTCATTGACTGCATAGCAAGACCAGCAAACCAATCTCTCAAATCCATTCCATAATTGGTACAAGTAGCAACATGACCATCAATAATTTGGTCATAAGTATGTGGAAATGCTTTCATTTGTCATTCTCCATTTCTTCGTAAAGTTCTAGCTCAGACATGATTAAACGCATAAGGTCAAATCTATCAAGTTCCATGTGTTCAGCAACACCAACTGTGGTTTCTATTAAAGCCTCCAAAGTTGTCCACATTTCTTGGCCTAGAAACAATTGCATGATTTCTTCATGGAGCTGTTCTTTTGTTTTGTCTTTAATCTTCTTCATTTTCTTCCTCTCTGCATAATTCACATTCAGGATGATCTGGGTCACGACAATTTGGGTATCTTCTTAACGTTTGCTGATAACGTTTATAAGACAGCTCCTCCATGTACTCAAAATAATATTCTTCTTTTAAGTCAATCATTCGTAGGCCTTTTTAAGTTCGTCCTTAACTGCTACAACCTTGGCTTCCCAATCTTTCTCATGAAAACAAGCTGCATGAGCTATTTTGTAACTCGCAACCAAGGCTTCTTTGGTTTCAGTAGCCCTCATTTTTTCAATCAAATGGTCTATTTGTTTGGGGTCAACTTGTGATTTAAAAGGCTTAGGTGCACTTGCTTTATTGCCATCATCGTCTTCAGGAGCTATGCCACAAGCTGCCATCAAACTGTATCTGCGTGCATAAGTTAAGGCAGATGCGTAACCTTGTGGGTCTTGCTTAACTGCTGGAAAGTGAACAATGCCACATTCAAGCATTTCACCAGACTCATGGACAAATACTGTTTCAACCATTACTCCATTGTCGCAATCGTAATTCTTCTGAAGCAAGTAAATGCCATTGTCGTTAAGGCCATCAATAACTGCCTCAATGCAAGCATCAAGGGCAGCATAACGACTCTTAAAATGTGGATTAAGGCTAGACTTTAGAGCTGGTCCAAAGGCCTTTTGTGCTTTTACCAATGCTGATGCGATTTGTTTCATGCTAATTCCCTTCTTAATTCTTTAATTTCTTTTTCTAAAAATTCCATTTCGTCATGCAAGCATTCAATGTCAATGCAAAGGGAAGCTACCTGTGCTTTGTAATACCCAACTTGGAAGTTAAGTTCATCAGCAATTTTGTATTTTTCCAATGCTTCATTGCATGATTTCTGTATGTGCTCAAATCTAGTCATTTCATGGTCTCCAAAAGAAAAGATCAAACATTACAACCAAGGCAGCTAAAGCGTAAACAACTGTTAACACTCTTTCTGAACGAGTTAACCTTGGTTTCTCAATAGAGCATCCATATTCCATAGTGTGTGGAAAGGCTTCGTTAATTGTTCTGTGGTACTTCATGGCTTTAAATCTCCTGTTACTGTTAAAGCTAAGTTAATTAAATATGTTGGGTGTGGAATGCCAACCTTAACTTGGTCAAGAATAAGGTTAGCTTGTTGTTTAGACATTTTTAAGATCAATGCGTCTAAATAAATCTGCTTGTTTGCTAGATTCGCATTTGATACATTTATAAGAATCTGTTTTAAATTCTTCCCATTTTGTAGAAAATGGTGTTCTTAATAAACTTCGTCCACAAGCTGTTTTGCTTGTGAATCCTGATCCATATTTATGAAGATGAGTAACTTTCATTTAACAGTCCTTTAAAGACCACTACGATGTGTTGTGGATTGATGCTTATGTTACATGAAAATTAAGCAAAGTAAACACCTTGTGTAAAATAAATACACAAAATGTTGACGATTTACAAATATTTGCTAAAATACAACTATGAACAAAAAAGATCAAATCCAAATAGACCAAGACCTAATTAAGCAATTAGGAGGGTCATCAGCTTTAGCTAAAAAGCTAAATATTAGTAAACAACGTGCTAATAACTGGATGAATAGGGGAATACCCCCAAGCATCAAATTAGCTCATCCAAATATTTTTCTTAAAAGGAAAAGTAAAAATGTTGAAAAAACCACACCTGTGCAGAGTTTGTAACACAGATATTTCACACCGTTATTCAACGGCAAAAGTATGTTTTCCTTGTGCTGATAGCAATAGCAAACGAACTGGAGGAGGAAAAGCAATTGCTCAAGTATTTGCAGCAGTTAAAAAAGGCATCCTTCCACCTGTAAAAAGTTTAACTTGCGTTGATTGTGGTAAACCTGCAAGAGTTTATGAGCATCGAGATTACAACAAACCTTTAGAAGTTGAACCAGTTTGTAATGGTTGCAACATAAAAAGAGGGCCAGC